AGATCGACCAGGTTCACGGCGCTCCCGGCCACCCGCAGACGCAAGGGAAAATCGAACGCTGGCACCAGACGCTGAAGAACCGCATCCTGCTTGAAAACTACTTCTTCAAGGAGGACCTCGAAGCCCAGATTGCAGCCTTCGTCGAGCATTACAATCATCGCCGTTACCATGAGAGCCTCGACAATCTCACTCCCGCCGACGTCTACTTCGGACGCGCACAGACCATCCTGCTCGAACGCGAAAGGATCAAACGAGACACGATCAGAAAACGCCGCTTGAACCACCAAGCCAAAGCCGCTTAAATCAAACCCCAAACCGAGCCGGAAACTCCAATCTTCAAAAACACAAATAGTCTCAAATCATTCGACGACGGACACTGAGCGCTGCGCTGCCTTGTCTTGAACAGAGAAGTTCTGCGATGGCGAGGATTCACTTGCGAATACGAAGGCATGCTGGCGCGATGTGGGGCATACTTCGAGCAAGTTTGTCGAACAGCCCTCTCCCTCCGCCACTTGCCCCTGCGAAAGCGTTCTCCCGATCCGGTTGCGGCCGGATTTTTTCGTTGTTTTCGAGGGTTATGCGCGAGGGGCTGAACACTACACTTGCAGCCAGGTGGCCCGGAAGCGGTCTCTCAGGGCCGATATTCTCCGGACCTCATGACTGCGGCAATTTGGTGAACAGCTTGCAAGCTTCAGAAACTGTGGAGCTTTTTCGAGTCAATGGCTGAGCACTTCGACGCCAGGGGCGTTGGGCAGACGGGACCGGGATCGAACACGCAAGAGCCGATATCCTGCGTTCTGGGATGCACGCCAACAGAGCGACGCTCTGACTGCGGCACAAATGCTATGTGCTCCAATCCTCATGCGCCAGGGGCTCCGTGTTGAGCTCGTCACGAACGATCCGCCAATGCGGAAGCATCCGGTCCAGAAGGGCCACGAACTGCTCTGTGTGGTTGCGCTCAAAAAAATGGGCCAGCTCATGGACGATCACGTATTCGAGACACTGCGGCGGCTTCTTGATCAGTTCGAGGTTCAACCAGACTCGACGTGCTTCGATATTGCAGGTGCCCCATTTGGTCTTCATCCGCTTGATGCCCCAGTTCGGCGTTGTGATACCGTATTCCGCCGCCCAGCGCTCCATTAGGGGTCGCGCTCGCGCACGAAGCTCTCGCCGGTACCAATTGAGGAACACCCGTTCTCGAATGGCCAGATCACTGTCATCGCGCACATGGAGATCGATTGTCTTGCTGTTGCGAATCCGAACCTGCCCAGCCCTGGCTCCCCCGATCAGGTTCAGTCGATACCGTTGGCCCAGGAAGAAGTGGGTTTCACCTGATATATAGCGTCGCTCGGACTGGCGCGGCTGCGCCGCAAACTTGGCCTGCTGGCGCTTGATCCAGGCAAGGCGGGTGACAACAGCGAGCCGCACGGCCTCGTCGCCCATCTCTAGCGGCGCTGCAACACGGACCCGTCCGTGTGGCGGGTAGACCCCAAGGTGCAAGTTCTTGATCGGCTTGCGAACCACCTCCACCTCGAAGCCTCCCACGGACAGCTGGGCGGCGTCAGTACTCATCCTGACTCCACACCAGTTCAAAGATCACGTCGAGCTGCCCAGGGTCAGCTATGTGCTTCTTGATCGCGTTCCGCACCTCCTTTTCCTTGAACTTGTTGCCCCGCCACGAGTCCTTTTTGGTGAGGCGAATTTCTTCGTCGATCGCCAAAGCCAGGGCCTCGTCTCCATCAAGATTATCGAAAAGCGCGCGCTTCGCCTTCGAATTCAGCGCGGCTGGATACGAGGCGGCCGTTTCGGCGCCTTGCGCTTTCTTCGTGAGATCGACAATTTGCGCGAGGTATTCTTGATAACTCAGTGCGTCCCGCTTGCGCTGCTCGATCAGGGCATCCAGGAGTTCGGACATCTTCTCATAGTATTTCGGATTGATCGGCGTCTCGTCGATGATCAGCTTCCGGACGTTGTTCTCGATCGTCTCCGCCACGGCTTCTGTGCTCTGACGAATGCCCTGGGGCAAGGCGTTGACCGCATCCGTCCCCCTCTCAACGATAAGCTGGATCAGCGAAACATCGTCAAAGGCCGAGATCACTTCGCTTTCTTCGGCGCGGATATAGGTGTCGATCAGGTGCCGCATCGCCGGCTCGTACATCTTCAGATCGATATAGTCACCGCTCGACAGCTTCACCTCATTCCGCACCTTCTCGAAGTGATCGACATCCGCCTTGATACTGGCGACCTCGACCTCGGAGTAGCCGGCCTCGCTCATCTCGTTTGCCACATCGGCGTAGGCGCGCAACAACGAGGCCACCAGCCGATAGAGGGTTAGCCGCTTCGGCTCATTCTCCTTCAGCGCCTCCTTGTCGGCCGTGTCCTTTGCACAGAAGAAGCGCTGGTAGGCGAGGGTATCGCGAGGCGGCTCGACCGGTTCACAGAGAGCCCGGACAGCTTCCAAGGCCTCGTCCAGCTTATCGCGCGCCTTTTCAAGCCGATCCGAAAGCAGGCCCGCTACATCCGCCTTGTCATAACCATCGAAGACCTCGGCCGTGTAGTCCTTGATCGAGGTCTCAAGGCTCTTGAAGAGGTCCTTGTAGTCGATGATGTAGCCGTATTCCTTGTCGTCTCCGTCCAGCCGGTTCACCCGGCAGATCGCCTGGAACAGGCCGTGGTCCTGCATCTTCTTGTCGATGTAGAGATACGTGGCCGAGGGGGCGTCAAAGCCGGTCAGCAGCTTGTCCACGACGATCAGCAGTTTCATCTGCCCTGGCTCATCGATGAACTTCCGCTTCGCCTCCTTCTCGAATGCCTCGGGCTCCTTGCCCCCCAACATCTTGTTGTAGATATCGTATTGTCGCAGGCGTTCCGTCAGCCCCTCGCCGCTTTCCTCGCCCTTTATGTCGTTCGGCGACGGTTTGTAGGAGGTGACGATCGCGCACTTGCACGCCAGATCGGTCTTGTCGAACAGCTCAAAGAACTTGCACGCCTGATAGATGCTCGACGACACGAGCATGGCGTTGCCGCGGCCGCTTTGAAGCCGGTCCCGGGTCTCCATGTCCATCAGGATATCGGCCACGATCTTTTCCAGCCGCGACTGGCTGGACAGCACCTTCTGTAACGTGCCCCAGCGCTTCTTCAGCTGTGCCTTGGCCATATCGGTCAGGCCCTTGGTCTTGGCCTCGAACCATTTGTCGATCTTCGCCTGCGACGTGATGTTTTGATCGATATCCCGGGCCTCATAGCGCAGGTCAAGGACCACACCGTCCGACACCGCCTCGTCGAACTTGTAGGTATGGATATATGGGCCGAACACTTCGAGGCTGGTCTGCTTGTCAGCCTTCAGCAGCGGCGTTCCGGTGAAGCCAATGAACATCGCGCTGGGCAGAATCGCCTTCATCGCCTTGTGCAGATCGCCGCTCTGCGTGCGGTGGCACTCGTCAACGAAGACGAAGATGTCGCCCTTGGCCCGGAAATCCTTGGGCAGCGCGCTCTTCAAATCCTCGACGTAACCTTCGACATCCGCGTCGCTGTCCTCCTTGCCGCCAAACTTGTGGATCAGCGAGCACAGCAGCCATGGGTTCGTGTCGTTCAGCCGGGCGATCAGATCGGCGCCGGATTTCGTGCGCAGAATTTCCTCGTTGACCCCGTTGAAGACCTTCTCGATCTGCTCGTCCAACTCAGTGCGATCGGTGATCACCACCACCCGGCTGTCAGGCACGTTCTCGCGTATCCATTTGGCCAGCCATACCATCGTCAAGCTCTTGCCCGACCCTTGCGTGTGCCAGATGATCCCGCCTTCGCGTCGACGGATGTGGTCCTGCGCGGCGCGCACACCGAAATACTGGTTGTGGCGGCAGGTCTTCTTCACGCCGGCGTCGAACACCAGAAAATCGTGGATCAGTTCAAGGAACCGTGGCTTGGCACACATCTGGACCAGCGCGCGGTCCAGGGGGTTTTCCGGCCCGCCTTCCTCTTTCCATGTTAGCCAGTACTTCTCGGGCGTCTCGATGACGCCATAGCGCAGCCCCTCGGTGTCGCTCCCCGCCATGATCAGCTGGATGGTGGTGAAGAACGGCTGGATGAATACCGGTTTCTGGTTGTCGAGGCTCTGCCGGATGCCTTGGGACACCGATACGGTCGAGCGCTTAAGTTCCAGCACGCCCAGCGCGATCCCGTTGACATAAATCACCACGTCCGGGCGCTTGCCGAAGGATTTGTCGCCCGCGGGCTTCACCGCGACCTCTTCGGCGATAGCGAAATGGTTGGCCGCAGGCTTCGCCCAATCGATCAGCCAGACAGTGCGGGTCTGGTCGCCCACATCGGCCTTCACCTTCACCCCGTAGCGCAGCAGGTCATAGACCGCGCGATTGGTGTCGTAGAGGCTGCGAGACTGGTCGCTGGCCACCTTCGTCAGCTGCTGGATCGCGCGGGTGATCAGTTCGGGGGGATAACCCTGCCTTTCCAGGAAGGGGCGCAGATACTCGTCCTCAATGTTGCGGTTCGGGCGACCGATCTTGTCGGCGCGATCGATCCAGTTGCCGAGGTAGTCATAGCCCAGTGCGTTCCGAAACAGGTCGACAACGCGCTTCTGGGTTCTTCTCTCGATCTGGCCAACGGTGCTCATCGTGAACTATGCCTCAACAAAAACGCGGCGCGGCGCCCAGATCCAGCCTTCCGATGCCGGGGTGTCATCGGTCGGGGGTTCAAGGCGCTCGCGGTTCAAATGGAAGTCTCGGGCGATGCGGGCGCAGGCCTCGGCATCATGGATGTCTGCTTCGCGGCCGGTCTTCGGGATCGGTTCAGTTCCAACCTGCGGCCCGAGGCGGGCGCGGCAGAGCGACGGATAGGTTTCGATCACGGTCAGATGCGCGCCATCTGTCCAGATGCCGGTAGACAGGCGTTGTGGGGCAAAGCGGGCGACCACGTGCATCGCCTTCGTCGCCTGGCTGCCGATCATGTCCTTGATCGCCGACAGCGGCGTCACCCCTTCGGCCACCAGCCGCCGCTCTGTGTGCCGGAAAAGATAGGGGTTCGCTGCCGACCGACCGATCTGATCGACCGGGGTGCCATCCGCGATCATGCGGGCGAAGGCCTCGGGGAAACCGAGTGGCGCGTCGATGGCGAGCGTGGCACGCCAGGACTGGTCGGGCTTGTCCAGCTTGCAGAGCGCGAGCAGCGCGGCGAGGAAGTCTGCGGGCGTGGTTGCGCTGTTGATCGTCTCGCGCAGATTGCCGCGCCAGGGCTGGCAGAGGGTCTGACCCGCGTGATCCAGCACGACCAGCGCGTCGCGGCTGTTCGGATTCTTGTCGCAGTTCCAGCCGCCGACATCCCAGCCGATGAACAGACGCTCGTGATGGTCGTTACTCACCATTCAGCGCCTCACGAATTCATCAAGTCGACCGCGGCGACGATCTTGGAGATCTGCAGCGATGCCGATGTCCTCTCAGGGCCGACTGCGAAAACGAAGTCAGCCGGATAGTCCTTCGGCAACCAGTCGAGTTCATCGTTTTCCGCCAGCTCGACGTCGATCCACCGCCCGTCGTCTGAAAGCGCCGTAACCCGCTTAATCACGACCATCTTTCCGGCCTCTGTCAGCAGCCCGAAGGTCCAATGATCGGTCATCATTCTGGATGTGTACCAGGCTGGCAGAACCTCAGCGGCCGCGCCCGCGTCGGTTAGCATGGCGATCTTCTTCCGCGTGTTCTGCCACTCCCGCCAAGAGAAGTAGGCGGCCGCCCAGCCGGAGAGACCTCCGAAGACAACCAGCGCATCGACGACCCAACCGAAGCTCATACCAGCCGCACCTTACCGGTCAGCAGATTCTGCATCATGCCCTGCTTGATGGTGTGGGCCTTTTCGACCTCGGCTTCCAGCGCGGCGAGTTCTGCGTCCATGTCGGAGAGGATTTCGGCAATTGCGGTTTGCTCGACAATCTCGGGAAACAAGCCTTCAATTTTTACAAGTGTGGGCGGCCGAACTTCGAAGATGGTGCTGCCCTGTGCTTTTGACAAAAGTAACGGTCTGTTCAACGAAAACCAGTATTTCATAAATTGAACATGAGCCGAGCGAGGATCAAAGACGATGCCACAAATTCCCTGCTTTGTGGCAACTGGAATTCGGGCAACTCCAACCTCGCCAATAGTTGCACCCGTCGACAGTATCAAAGTGCCTGCAGGCCAAAGCTTCGCTGAGCAGCGAGCGAGCCCGGCCTCCGAGAGTGAATTCTTCGTTGTCCAGATTTCGGGCTTTATGTCGTCGATCACCACCCAGTGAACCCCACCGCCAAAATTCTGGAGATTCGATGTCGCTGGGGTACCTCCATCACCAATCGCGCTTATCAAGTCCCCCAGCGGCTTCACCTCCCACTCGCCCGAGAAGCCCGGCAGGCGGGTTTTGCCGGTGAGGAGCTGTTGCATGGCGGCCTGCTTAATGTCGCGCTTCTTGGCAATCAGCGCCTCCAACGCCGCAATCCGCGCATCCGCATCCGAGAGCGCGTCTGCGATGGCGTTTTGTTCAACGATCCTCCTCGGCAAGACAACGCGGAGCATCCGCTGGGCCGTGATCCCAATATAGCTTCGAGTTCCGCCACCCGACAGTAGTTTAAGGTGCTCTTGGAAAATGCTACCGTTAAAGTAGTGGAAGAGATAATCGCGACTGATCTTTTCAGGCATCCGAACGCGATAGAAGGTAACTTGAGGTGTCAGCATAATGTAGTCGAAGGGAATTTTCCCTACGATCGCTGTTTCCCCAATAGTTGCCTTGTGCGTTAAAAGAATGTCTCCACTTCGCGCAAAACCTTTCTGGAGGCTGTCAGCCTGCTTCCGCGATATGTGAGGGCACGTATCTAGGTCCAGCACCCCCTGATACACATGATTTGCCATTACAAATGGCACCCCAAAGTCCACGAAATCAGAAGACTTCGGATGTATTGCACCGTGGTTGCCATCCATAGGTTTCTCGATGACTCCTGACATAACTAAGTCATCAACCAACAATACATCCCAATCCTCGGGGACCAGTCCGATGTCGGTCTGCTTGTAGCCCGGCCTGATCTTCTCCTGCATCGTCACGCGGCGAACCCCATCCGTTTCAGATGCCCGGCGACCTTCGCGCCCAGCGCCTGCGCGCGATCCTCCAGCACCAGCAACGGCGCGGCATAGCGTTCGGTCAGCAGCTTCACCCGCCCGGCCAGCGCCTGGCTGACGCGATCGACCTCGGCCGCCACATCGCCCTGCACCCGGGCCAGCCACTTGTCCTTGACGATCAGCGCCTTCACCTGATCCTCGGTCAGCTTGGCGTAGTGCCTGACCGTGGCCTCATCCAGCGCCGCCTGCGCCTCCTTCATCGCCTTGGCCGCGGCCGCCTCGGTCTCGATCAGCCGCAGCGCCTGCTTGAGCATGGCGATCTCCTCGGCCGCATCGCGGTCGTGACGGATGTCCTTGATCCGGTCCTTGATCGACTTCGCGGTTAGCTTGCCTTTTTCCGTCTTGGCGTCGGCCAGCAGCCCATCCTCGCCGCCCTGCTCCTCGTCCAATTCCTCTATCGCGCGGGCAGCCTCCTCGGCCTTGGCTTCCAGCGCCTCCAACGCGGCCTTTTCGGCCGCGAAGAACCGGTCCACGATCAGCGCGGGCGGGATCAGTTCGGCCTTCAGCTTGCGCCGGCCCAGCGTGATGTCGGGCGTCTCGGTGAACTTGCCCTCGGCGTTCTTGACCAGTTCGCGGATCACACGCCCGGCCTTCCAGCCATCCTGCACGAGGATATAGACATCGTCCTGCATGACCTCAGACCAGTAGGTCATGAGGTGCTGATACACGTCATAGCCATCGATCAGCGGCACGGGCTTGAAGCGGTCCAGCAGATCCTCGGAGATCACGTGGATCAAGTCCTTCGGCTTGTCGCCGATTGCGATACCCCGCAGCCGGTCGATATGCGCCGCGCGCCAGGCGTCGAACACCGCGGTGACGGTATCGGCATAGGCGGCGAATTCGGCATGGTTCATGATCGCGGGCTTGACCTCGGCTGCCTCGACCTTGGGCGTCAGATAGCCGGGCCGGTCACCGGGGGCGAAGATGTCGTGGCGCACGGCGGGCATGACCTGCCAAAAGCCCTCCAGTGCATCGACATCGCGCACCGGGATGCCGCCCTTCAAGTGCGCCTCGATATCCTGAAGGTCCTCCGGTTCTGAGGCGTCGATGTAGCGGGGAATGTTGAGGTTGAAGTCGTTCTTCTCGATCTCAGCCAGCGGGACCATCCGCGAGTATTTGTCGATCTGCGTCTGCTTGGTGAAGGCGTCGACGATCTTGTGGATGTCCTGGCTGCGCAGGCGGTTCTTGTTGCCGTCTTTCACGAATCCCTTGGAGGCGTCGATCATGAAGATGCCGGTGCGGGCCTGGGCATGCTCCTTGTCCAGCACCACGATGCAGGCAGGAATGCCAGTACCGTAGAACAGGTTGGCCGGCAGGCCGATGATCCCCTTGATGTAGCCGCGCTTGACGATCCAGCGGCGCAGCGTGGACTCGGCGTTGCCGCGGAAGAGGACGCCGTGGGGCAGAATGACGGCGCCCTTGCCCGTCGATTTCAGAGAGGCGATCACGTGGAGAAGATAGGCGAAATCGCCGTTCTTCTCGGGCGGGCGCTCGCCTTCGACCATGAAGCGGGCGGTCAGGTTGGTCTTGCTCTCGTCGAACACGCCGGTCGACCATGCCTTGTCCGAGAAGGGCGGATTGGCGACCACGTAGTCGAAGGTCTTCAGGCTGCCGTCAGCGTTCAGGAAGTGTGGGGATGAAAGCGTGTTTCCCTTCCAGATTTCCGCGGTCGGACAATCGTGCAGGACCATGTTCATCTTCGCGAGCGCGCGGGTGGCGACGTCCTTTTCCTGGCCATAGATCGTAAGATCATAGGGCGCCTCGTCATGCGCCTTCAAAAGCAGTGAGCCGGAACCGCAAGTGGGATCGTAGATCGTCTGGTCGGCGCTGCGCGCGGCACCGATCCCGATCACCTTGGCCATGATCCGCGACACCTCGGACGGGGTGTAGAACTGCCCCTTGCTCTTGCCCGACTCGGTGGCGAAATGGCGCATCAGGTATTCGTAGGCATCGCCCAGAATATCGTCGCCATCGGCGCGGTTCTTGCGAAAATCCAGCTCCGGGCGATTGAAGATCGCGACAAGGTTTGAGAGGCGATCAACCATCTCTTTGCCGGTGCCGAGCTTCTCCGGGTCGTTGAAGTCGGCAACGTCGATCACGCCCTTGAGGTCGTTCGCCTCGGCCAGGTTGGCGATGATGATGTTGATCTTCTCGCCGATGTCCTTATTGCCGCGCAGCGCGACCATGTCCGCAAAACTGCCGTCTTCGGGGATTTCGATCAGCCCATCCGGGTCCCCGGAATACTTGTCGGAGACGTACTTCACGAACAGCAATACAAGGACATAATCCTTGTATTGCGAGGCATCCATTCCGCCCCGAAGCGCATCGCAGCTCGCCCAGAGAGAGCTGTAAATTTCCGACTTTTTGACTGCCATGTGGTCCTCGTTCTACTCTTTGGTGCGATCCGCAGCCTGTGAGGCGTTCCGACCTGCCTCTATAGTCTTCAATCGCTCGTATTCTTCAATCGCCATCACCACGACGACTTGCCGCCCATGCTTGGCCACGGCCACCGGTTCAGCTCGGGCGAGATCAATCAGCCGGCCAAAGCCGTACTTCGCGTCTTTCGCGCTCAGGGTCTGCATCTCACTCTCCGCCCTTGGCCTTGTGTATTTTTGGCCAATTTGGCCCAATGAAGCAATAGGAGTTGCTGCCCGGGATGTCGGAAGTCAGGAGGTCAGGTGTGACGGAAGGCGCTTGTCTGTTCGCTCCAGCTGGGCGGAAGCGGCTCGAGACATTGCGACAGCGTCACCTCCGGGCCCTGCTTCCCGTCCAGGATCGCCTCGACGATGTCGGGCGCGAGCAGCGTGAGCCGCAGAACGCGGGTCATGTAGGAGGGCGCGATGCCCTCGCGCTCGGCCAGTTCGGCGATGGTGGCGTATTCGCCCGAATCGAGCATCCGCTTCCATCGGAACGCACGGGCCAACGCCTTGACCAGCGTGCTGTCAGTCCGCTGCGATTGCGTGGCGCCCTCGGGCATCTGCATCTCCTTGCGCCCGCCGCGCTTCACGACCCGGAACGGCACGTGCAACGTTACGGTGTCAGGTATCGGCGCCCCGCGTGTCATGCTGCGGCCTCGATATCGCCGGCCAGCATCTCGCGCACGAGGCCGCTAAGGCCATCGACGCGCAGCCGTACGTTGAGTCCGTCCGCGCCGATATCCACGCGCTCGACCAGCAGCGCCACGATTCGCGCCTGTTCGGCAGGGAAGAGCTCGTCCCACAGCGGATCGATCTGCTGCAGCGCCGCGCGGGCGTCGACTTCGGTGACGTTGTCGGCATGGGCGCGCGCCGCCTTCCACGTCCCGGCCACGATCTCGGGCTGACGGAACACGGCGCGCAATTGATCGATGACGGCCGCCTCGATCTCGCCCGCGGGTACGCGGCCGACTGGGCATGTCCCGGCGCCATGCTTCAGGACAGTCTGGCTGACGTAATAGCGGTAGAGCCTGCCGCCCTTGCGCGTGTGGCTGGGCGAGAAGGCCGCGCCGTCCGGTCCATAGAGCAGTCCCTTCAGCAATGCCGGCGTCTCGGCCCGGGTTCGCGCCGCGCGCTTGCGGGGGCTTTCCTGCAGGATGGCATGGACGCGGTCCCACGTCTCGCGGTCGATGATCGCGTCGTGCTCGCCGGGGTAGCTCTCGCCCTTGTGGACCGCCTCGCCGATATAGGCGCGGTTGTTGAGCATGCGGTAGAGGAACTTCTTGTCGATTCGGTTGCCGTGCGGCGTCCGGATTCTGCGCTTCGCGACCTCTCGCGCCAGTTCCGTGCCCGAGCCGATTTCCAGAAACCGCGCGAAGATCCAGCGGACGTGCGCGGCACGCTCGTCGTCGATCACCAGCTTGCGGTTCTCCACGCGGTAGCCGTAGGGCGGCACCCCGCCCATCCACATGCCCTTCTTTCGGCTGGCGGCGACCTTGTCGCGGATGCGCTCGGCCGTCACCTCGCGCTCGAACTGGGCGAACGAGAGCAGGATGTTCAGCGTCAGCCGCCCCATCGACGTGGTGGTGTTGAACGACTGCGTCACCGAGACGAAGGTCACGCCGTTGCGGTCGAACACCTCGACCAGCTTGGCGAAGTCGGCGAGCGAGCGCGACAGGCGGTCGATCTTATAGACCACGACGACATCGACCAGCCCGTCCTCGATGTCCTCCAGCAGCAGCTGAAGGCCGGGGCGGTCCAGCGTCCCGCCAGAGATGCCGCCGTCATCATATTGATCGCGGACGAGCACCCAGCCCTCGGACCGCTGGCTGGCGATGAACGCCTCGCAGGCTTCGCGCTGGGCGTGGAGCGAGTTGAACTCTTGCTCCAGCCCTTCCTCGGAGGATTTCCGAGTGTAGACAGCACACCGCAGCTTGCGGACGACCTTCGATTTATCCCGCGGCTTCGTCACTTCCGCCCCCTGTGGTTCTTGAGGCCGAAGAACACCCAGCCGTTCCAGCGCGTGCCGGTGATGGCGCGGGCGATAGCCGACAGCGACTTGTAGGGCCGCCCCTGCCATTCGAAGCCATCGGCGGTGACGGTGACGATCTGCTCGACGCCCTGCCATTCGCGCAGGAGGCGCGTGCCCGTGATGGGGCGGTCGCGGTCGGCGCGGATGCTCCGCTTCTTTCTGTCGCCGCCGTCCAATTCCTCGCCCAGCCGTTCCAGCCGCCGGATGGTTTCGGGATTCAACCCGCCATAGGCGAGTTCCTGGATGCGGTAGGCCAGGCGGGATTCAAGGTAACGGCGGTTGAAGGGCGGCGGCTCGCTGTCGAACAGGTCGCGCCACTGTTGCTTCAGGTCTGGCGTTGGCGTGGTCTTCAGCGCGGCCAGGCGCGCGGGGACGGGATCGGGCTTGTTCATGCATCTCTCCGGTGAGTTGGAGTTGCATGAGGGCATTGGTCGCTGGACAAGTGTAGGCAACTTTCTCCGGTATCGTCAGATACTTCGCCACTTTCCCGCATCCGCAGCCGGACCAGCCCGAGCGCCAGCAGACCGCAGAGCTCGGTGCGGCGCTCGGCGGGCGTCATCAGGTCGGGCGGCAGCGGATTGGGGCGTTTCATGCGGCCGACCGCTCCGCCCGGCCAAGAACGGCGGCGGTGATCGCCCCACGGTTCCAGCGGAAGTTCAGGTGGCAGTTGGCTGCATATTTCGACAGGCTGAAATCCAGCCCGTTGGCCTCGTGCCCCGCGCGCTGCAGCAGCGCCATCTGTTTCATCGTGGCGGGGTCGTTCAGCCAGCGGCGGCTCTTGATCGAGGCGGTCCCCGTCTCAGTGGCGCGCAGGAAATCGTCGGCGGCGGCGAGCGCCTGCACCCGGGTGCCGATGGCAAGCGGCCGGATCGCCCTGCCTTTCGGCTGTCCGAGCGCGTGCCAGAGCGCGCCATCGTGGAACACGCCGGCCCAGCCATTGAACCCGCTCGCCATCATCGCCTGGCCGTCGCCATCCAGGTCGCACCAGGCGAATGGCGACCGTTCCAGCAGGTCGATCTCCATCATGTCGAAGGCGGTCAGCAGCCGGGCCTCGCCACGCTCGCGCGTGAAGACATGTCCGCAGAAATCACAGACCGATGCTCCAAGCGGCAATTCGGCCTCACAGGTCGGGCAGAGTTTCCACGGGGCCTGGCCGGGCTCGGGATCGTCCCCGTCGAGGTCGATCTCCTGTTCGAGCGACCCGTGCCGGAGCGCCGCGCCCGCGAAGTCGAGCACGATGCAGTCGGTCTTCACGACGCCCGGGAAACGCGCGGGATCGACACGGCGCAGGCCGCGCCCCACCGCCTGGATGAAGGTGCCCTTGTGCAGCATGGGTCGCAGGATGCCGATGCAGCCAACCGGCTGGCTGTCGAAACCTTCGGTCAGGACCATGCAGTTCGTCAGCACCTGCACCTCGCCCCGGTCGAACCGGGCGATAAGATCGGCGCGCACCCGCGAGGGCATGTCGCCCGAGATCGTCTCGGCCGTGACGCCGGCGGCGCGGAAGGCTTCTGCCACCGCATCGGCATGGCCGACCGTGGCGCAGAAAAAGATGCTGCGCCGGTCCGCCGCCTTCGTCTGCCAGTGCTCGACGACCGCCTCGTTCAGCACCGAGCGGTTCAGCACCTTGTCGGCGGCGCGCATGTCGTAATCGCCCGCAGTGGCCTCCAGCCCGGCCAGTTCGTCCTCGACGCCGAGATCGATGGTATAGGTGCGCGGCGGCACCAGGAGACCGCGCCCGATCAGGGTGCCGATCTTCAGGTGATAGCCGACATTGCTGAAGGTGCGGCGCAGGCTGCGCCCGTCGCCACGACCCGGCGTGGCCGAAAGCCCGAGCAGCCTGATCTCGGGGTTGAGTTCCCGTGCGGCGTCGATAACAGCCTGATAGCTCTGCGCGGCCGAACGGTGGCATTCGTCGATGACGAGATGCGAGACCGGCGCCATGCGTTCGCGCCGGTTGGCGCGGGCGAGCGTCTGGACGCTGCCGAAGACGATGCGGCCGCCCCAATCGTCCTGCTCGGCCTTGACCACCGAGGTGGTCATTCCGGTCACGGCCCCGATGGAGGTCCGGTTCTGATCGATCAACTCGTCCGTGTGCTGCAGAACCAGGACGCGGTCGTGTCGCCGGTGTTCCAGTTCCTCACCGATGTAGAAACCGGCGATGGCGGTCTTGCCCGCCCCGGTCGGCAGGACCAGCATGGTATTGCCGTGGGTGGCGGTGCGGTCGCGGGCGGCATCGACTGCCGCCCTCTGATAATCGCGTGGAATCATGACCGTCCCCCCCCTCAGCGTGCCCAGAAGGGCGCGGAGCCGGAGGACGGCGCGCCCGACTGGCCCATGCCGGTGTTCGACAGATGGGCGCCCGTCGCGGTGAACTGACCCTGTTGCGGCGGCTGCGGCACGCTGCCCATCAGGCGCGCATATTCGGCATGGTCGGCGCCGATGGCCGCCTTGATGACGTTGCGGCCGCTGTCCTCGGGCTTGTCCTTGTCGCGCTCGATGCCGATGCGGGCCACGAACTCGAGCCCGCTCAACTCGCCGAGGCTGCGGATCATCCGCGCCGCACGAGCGGCGTTCGACTGGTCGTCGGCGCGCACGCCCCGGGCGGATTCGAGGATGCCGCGGATCATCGCGCGACCGCGATTGCCGTAGGTGTCGTCACCCGGGTCGCCCGCAGCCTTTCCCCGAAAGCCGATGCGGGTGTAGATGCGACGCCGCGCGAAGGGCCCCTCCATGATCACCGCTTCGGTGTTGAGGTAGAGCGCCGGGCTGGTCTTGCTCTGGGTGAGCCAGCCCTCGGGCCCCGCGCCACCGGGGCGGATGGTCAGGCAGACCTTGGCCAGCGTGTTGGCCGGGATGAGGTCGAAAGCGGCGTCCTGCGTGTCCGCGCCGTTGAAATCCATGTCGCTCGCCATGGTCATGCTCCTTGCGTCGTCGAGGGGTTGGGTGCGGTGGCGGCCGCGGGCAAATCGAAGTTCAGGCGAGCTGCGCCATCGGGGCGCGGACCGCGGATCTTCGTCATGAGCCGCCCGAGATGGGCGGGCTCGATCATCGACAGCCGCCCGCTGCGGTCCTTGGCCGGCAGGCCGAAATCGTTGATGGTGGTGCAGATGAAGGCGCGGAACGCCTCGCCCTTCTCGGGGCGTAACTCGGTCAGGGTGATGACCTCGTCGACGATGCCGGGCAGTTCGATCCCGGTCTTCGAGCCCTCGATCTGCATCGAGAAGAAGGGCTTGCCGAAATCGTCCAGCTTGCGGTCCAGCAGCCCGACCAGCCAGATGTTCTTGGCGGGCGTGTGCTGCAGATGCGTGAGCCAGCCGATCATCTCCTGGCCGAGCAACCCGTAGGTCGCGCGGAGATCCGGCTTGCCGGTGCGGTCGGATTGGGCTTGGGATTGACCCTTGCACCACTGAAGGCAAATGCGAGAGGCGACGGAGATGCTGTCGACGAAGACGGTGTCGTATTTGTCGAGCTGGGTGGCGGGGCCGAAGGCGGCGCAAACCCGTGCGAAGTGCCCGGGCGCATAGGACTGGTCGTCCCGCATCGCCGGGTTGGCGCCGCCGATCCAGGCCGCGAGATCGCGGGCGACCTCCCAATCGCGGATGCGGATCTCGTCGCCGGGCCAGCCCTGAACGGCCAGCTCGCCCGCCTCGAGGTTCAGGAAGAGCGTGCGCTGCGGATCAAGGGTCAGCAGCTGCGTGGTCTTGCCGATGCCGGAGGTGCCCGTGAGCACCCCCTTGATGCCGCGCGCCTCGCGCAGGCGTTCGTCGGCCGTGATGATGCGGAGCGGCCCGCCGCCGAAGGGGGCGCTCACTTGCGGCCCTCCAGATCCCGCACAGCGGCCGAAATGGCGATGTCCGCACCACAGGCGCCCTGGCGGCGCGCCATCTTCAACACGTCGCCAAGCGCGCTCGTCAGCCGGTAGAGCTCGGATTGCTGCCGCGCCAGAGCGACAAGCGCGAACTCGATGTCGTCCACAGTGGCGCGCTCGATCGGCACCGCGCGGTTCGCCCTCTCAGACAGGGCCGGAACGTTGATCGTGTCGGGGATCGCCTCCATCCAGCTCGACTGGCGCAGGCGTTTCAGGGGGGAAGTCGTGAACATGGTGATGCTCCGTGTTTTCGTCGGTTGGTGTCCAGGGATCGTCGGGAAGACTGCTGCCGGGCCTGACGCCGCCCTGGAGCTTGCGGTCGGAGTGTTTCCCCGCGTGGGGGTGTTGCATTCCTCCGAGGGCCCGGCATGAAACTGGCGGGCCGGGTTATCGCCGGTCCTGTTGTCACCTACCGGCGAGCCTCCGAGACTGTCGGGGCGGTGCCGAGATATGCCGCGAGATCAAGCGCCTCGGCCGCCTTCCGGATGGTGGCGAGCCGCGCGTAGACGGTGCTCCTATGGATCCCGAGGGCTTCGGCCGCTTCCGTCGGCGACATGTCGATCAGCGCCAGCGCGAGGGCGCGGCAGGTCGGGGTCAGGCCAGCAAGGAGCCGCTGGACGTCCCGGACCAGCCCGAACGCCTCGTCTGGTGCGCGTGTGACGGCGGCATGCGGCATCACGCTGTCGGGCAGCGTTTCCGCGAGCGGCAGCATCTCGTCATCACCGCGCCCCTCGGCGGGACTGTCGAAGTCGATCCAAGTCCGCTCGGCCCGCAGCCGTTCGGTCGGCGCGGCCAGCGTGGCGATGCGGTTCGCCAGAACGCGGTCGGCGAAGGTGTCGTACTGACCGCGGGAAGGATCGAACTTCCCGTCCCGGCGATAGAGGTGCAGCCGCAGGTCCTGCTTGATGTCCTCGGCGTCCATTCCGGGGACGGAGCCCGAGCGGGCCAGCCGTTCGGCGCGAATGGTGATGTTACGGGAGACGCGCGAGTGCGCGTCGCAAATGAGGTGGAAACGCTCCATGAAGTTTCGCCTTCGTCCAGGTGGACGGGCACGCGGCCCGAGTGCCTGGCACCGGCGAAAATTCGTTGGAGGGCCTCGAAATCAGGGGGATCGGAAAACGAAAAACCCCACGAAACCTTGCGGCTTCATGGGGTTGGGTGGGATGGAAAAAAGTTCGGAAAGGGTCAGTCGTCGTCGACGAAATTTCGGTCGCGCTGGTCAGCGCGACCCTGACGCAGCGCACTTGCATCGACAAGGAAGCGTGCCGCGTAACAATCGTCCTCGGCCGTGAACGGATCGTCGACGATCCCGAACTGCGCCCTCAGCGCGGCGGCGAGAAGCTGGCGCTGCCGATCGTAACCGCGCTCAAACTCCCCCAGGATTGCGACCACGTCGCGCGAAGGACGACGTCCCTTGATGGTGGAGATCGGAAAGGACCGAGGCAATGCCCCGCCAAGCGCGGCACAAGCAAGGAGCAGCCGCCACTGGCGGTTCGGCCTGCCGTTCCGCTCATCCCGCATGCCGATCTGGTCCGGTTCAAGGCGCGCCGGAGCCTGCCCAAGATAGCTGACGTTGAGCACGGCCTCCTCGCGAAACGCGAAGCGCAGATCGGACCAGCGGGCATTTGCAGGCAGAGTCATCACCGGACGCCGGACGACGTCACCTGCGTCCGTCAGCGCCGCGATCTCGGGCGCGAAGAGATCGACAAGTGGCATGGCAGCGACGAATCCCTTGCGCGGTGGGGGGGCGAAGTCGAGGCATTCGGCCCACGTCAGAACACGCCCTCGCCGGGCCGCAAGAAAGGCCGGAACGTCCGGGTCAATCGCGCCGAGCGATGTCACCAGCAGGACGAATGGCAGATTGCGACGATCGAGGTCGAGGACGTCTGCCCGGCCGAGCGGCGCGCCCGGGCTTGTGAGCGCAGCGAACACCGGAAAACTCCGGCCGGCGGCAATGGCATGATCGCCGATGTGCAGAAGGACCGCCCCGCGCGAAGGCGCGGTGGGAACGACAAGGCCAAGCGCCGTGGCAATGTCGGCGAACAGCCTGCGGCGGTCGAGTTCACGGATGCGGATATCGTCGGGATTGATGTCGAGGGTTTCGCAGAGTCGCCCCGGATCGCTGCAGACGGCACGGACCAAGCCGCCGGCATGCCGCACGACGTGGCGCGGGCAATGCTCCCCGCCGGGCCAGGGACAGTCGATACGTTCTGCGTACTTGGAGGTTTCCGGAAGGTAGCGTTCGACCAGGGTCCAGCAATCGATCAAGTCGACCTTCCAGTCGAGCGTGTCGGTCGCATGACCGGGGACGCGCTCAATCGTCCTCCAGAACGCCGACGTCATCGTCCTCATCTCCGACGTTGGGGCGGCAGAAGCCCTGATCCTTGAGCCAGCGGTCGATCAGATCGCTGTCGGCATCACGGTCGTAGCGTGCGAGGCTCGGCGGGAGAATGGCAACCGTCCGCTCCTTGCCGTCTCCATCGAACTTGACCTTGAAAACGGCCCGGTCGATGGAACCGCCCGCAAGGCGCCGCTCCCAATTGTCGTCCCAGGCCATGAAGAGGTCGTTCGCCTTGCGCACCTCCTTCTCCTTGGCCTTTCCGCCCCAGAAGCGTTCGATTTCGATCAGGCGCACCTTGACGATCTCGGAGACAGTGTCGTTGTCGAGCGATTTCTCGCCCTTCTCCAGCAGCGGATCGAGGGTGAAGCGGTTCGAGCGATCGAAGTATTCCTCGTCCCCGAAGATGACCCCGCCGAACGTCCGCAGGTAGAGCTCGGTTTCGCCTTTCGTCCCTGCATTGACGGCAAGTTCGTCAGACTCGCCGTCATAGATGACGACGTCGTGCTTCTGCGGTCGGTAGTAGGCGATTCCCGATCCGCCATCATCCTGATGTCGCCCCTCGCGCCGCATCGGTTCGCCATGCCGGACCATGAACCATGTCTTCGTGCCGCGCGGAAAAGCGAATACCCGTGAGCCCTTGCCACGGCGCTTGCGGTCGAACCACTCGTCCATCCGCTCCTGCATGATCGCGGTCTGTTCGACGGTCGGATCCGGAGCCGGTCGCGGCTTGCCGCTGTGGCCCGCGAAGTAGATGAAACGCGAACGTGTGAATGCCACGGTCTCGGCATGCTGACGTCGCAGCAGATCAGGTTTCTGGAGCCAGATCTGCAGGGCGATGTCCGCATCGGATGGTTCCTCACCGGCCTCGATCGTGAGGCCAGCCCGTCCTGCCGCCTCGATCAGCTCCTCGGCGGTTTCCTTGGTCGCGGTCTCGTGCACGTAGAAAAGGGCGTCGACCATTTCGGGCGGCACGTTTTCGTCGGGCTTCATCAACACTGCAGCAAGATCGTCGTAGGGAAAATCCTCATCCGCTTCGACCGGAAGTTCAAAACCCCGCGCCGAAAAATATTCCGCCCACGTCGCGAAGAACTTCAGAAGGTGCTTCGGCGAAATGCTCTTGAGGCGATCAGGGTTGGTGAAGCTTCTCGGGTTGAATGACGCCATGCGCGACTCGGCTCCAGGGTGAATCGGGGAAAGTTCAGTCTATCGGCAGAGTTGTGAACGCACAAGTCCATGTTCCCGAAGTGTTCCGAACCGCACATCCGACAGTCAGAACAGTCAGCCGGTAGGTGAGGAGAGCATCTGGAGCTCTCCCATGACCACAATCCCCTTCGCGCGCCGCGCTGACATCCATCCATGCCCGCATGCGGCCCCGGCACATGAGGGCTGCGCATGATCGATCCCGATGAACGTGAACAGGCCGCGCTCCGCGCCGCCTTGAAGAACATGGCCGAACTGATGGCCGAGATCGGCTGGACCGCGCGGTTCGCCGACCTCAGCGAGGCGCAGGCGCTCGCCCTCGCCACCGCTGCGGTCGACGGCTTCCAGGAAGCGATGATGGCCAGCGCACACCGGCCCGATCCGGAGGTGCCGTTCTGATGGACGCCGGTTTCGACTTCAACCACCGGGAAAAGCCGCCGAGTTTCGCGGATACCGTCAACACCTGCATCGACACCGCCCTTGTCATGGAACAGGCAGAACGCCCCGCCCGGGACTATCTTGGGGGCAGCCGGCTGGGCGACATCTGCCAGCGCAGGCTGCAATACGAATACCTGAAGACGCCGAAGGATCCGGACGCCGGGTTCTCGGGCCAGTCTCTGCGCATCTTCGCGCTCGGGCACGTCCTCGAAGATCTGGCCATCGAATGGCTGCGCAAGGCGGGTTTCGACCTGCGCACGCGCAATCGCCATGGCGATCAGTTCGGCTTCTCGGTCGTCGGTGGTCGGGTCCAGGGGCACGCCGACGGCGTGGTGGTCGCTGCGCCGAACGGCATGGCGGTCCCGGCGCTCTGGGAGTGCAAGTCGGCCAACGCGAAGAACTGGCGCGAGATCGCGAAGCGCGGCGTCGCTAAAGCCAAGCCGGTCTACGCCGCCCAGATCGCGCTCTATCAAGCCTATCTCGGCCTGACCGAGACGCCCGCGCTGTTCACCGCGATCAACAAGGACACCTGCGAGATCTGGCACGAATCCGTGCCGTTCGATGCCGCACTCGCCCAGTCGGCCAGCGACAAGGCGGTGACGATACTGCGCGCCTGCGATGCCGGCGAACTGCTGCCGCGCCACACCGCCGACCCCGAACACTTCGAATGCCGGTTCTGCGCCTGGCGGGAACGGTGCTGGGCATGAGCGTATCGTCCGATAACACCGCGCCCGACGACGTCGCGCCCGACGCGGAAATGATCGCGATCTATGCCGACGTCGTCTTCGGATACTGCGACGGCTGGGTGCCGGTCCGTGCGTTGGCCGAGAAAGGCGCCGGCGACGGCCCTCCGCATGTCCCCTTCATCGAAGCGGACGCCACGCTCGCCGCGAAACTGGCGCTTCAGGCGACATGGGCGAGCGACGCCGGCATGGCCTTGTTCGTGGCGCCCGGTACGGTTGTGGCTCCCGGCGACGCCCGGGCGGAAAGCATCGTGCAAACGCAGGTGGTTCTCGTCGATCTCGACCATGGCGACATTGGCGCGAAGCGCGACCACCTCGTGCAGCATCTCGGATGCCCGACGCTTGAAGTGGCGTCCGGCGGTGTCACCGCCGAGGGCCAGCGCAAGCTGCACCTCTACTGGCGCCTGTCCGAGCCCGCCGAGGGCGATGACATCGCCACGGTCTGCCGTGCGCGGCACATGATCGCCGCCAAGGTCGGCGGCGATCCGTCCTTCCGGTCCGCCCACCAGCCGATCCGGGTGGCCGGATCGATCCATGCCAAACAGGGCCGACGGCGGCTGGTGGAGATTCTGCACCACGGCCACCGCGACTACGATCTGGGCGAACTGCTCGAGGCGATCATCGCCATGCCGCCGCTCGAAGGCGAGGCCGGGCTCGACTTCAACATGGCGGCCCCCGAGCGCGGCAGCGTGACCGAGCTTTTCGGCCGTCAGGTCCGCGAAGGTGGCGTCGACGGTACCACGCGCTTCGACGCGCTGTCGCGGGTGATGGGTTACTGGATCCGCCGTGCTCGCGAAGGCCATGTGCCGCGCGAACAGGCCTGGGAGGAAATCGTCTCCTACAACACGGCCCGCGTTGCCCCTCCCTGGCCGGAGGATCGGCTGCGCGAGGAAGCCGAACGCCTCTGGAAACGCGACGCCGCCCGCAACGGCGAGGTCGATGACGAGGATGACGTTCGCGATGGCGGGGGCCCTGCTGGCGGGGGGCATGATGGGCCAGTGCCGGTGCGCTTCACCGAGGATGCGCTCGCCGCAACCTTCGCAGCCCGCCATGCCGAAACTTGGCGCTACGTCGCGGGCTGGGGACAGTGGCTGACCTGGTCGGGCAAGTTGTGGCGGCGTGAGGAGACGCTGCAGGCCTTCGATCTGGCGCGGATGATCTGCCGCGAGGCGGCCGCGCGTGCCGGATCCGCAAGGCTCAAGGCCAAGCTCTCCACCGCCGCGACGGTTTCGGCCGTGGAGCGGCTCGCCCGTTCCGACCGCCGCCACGCGACCACGACCGAACCGTGGGACCGTGATCCCTGGCTGTTGAATACGCCGGGCGGTGTGGTCGACCTCCAGAGCGGCGCATCCCGGCCACATGATCCCGGTCTCTTCATGACCAGGATCGCCGGTGCGTCCGTCGCCGACACCTGTCCCGTCTGGCTGGGCTTTCTGGAGACCGTCACCGGCGGGGACGGCGAGCTGCAATCCTACCTGCAGCGGATGGCGGGCTATTGCCTGACCGGCGTCACCACCGAGCATGCGCTGTTCTTTCTTTACGGCACCGGTGCCAACGGCAAATCCGTCTTCGCCAACACCCTGACCGCCATCCTCGGCGACTACGCCACCGTCGCGCCGATGGACATGTTCATGGCCACGCAGGGCGATCGCCACCCGACCGACATGGCGGGGCTGCGTGGTGCGCGGATCGTGACCTCCATCGAGACCGAACAGGGCAGCCGCTGGGCCGAAAGCAAGCTGAAGGCGCTGACCGGGGGCGACAAGATCACCGCCCGCTTCATGCGGCAGGATTTCTTCGAGTTCATCCCGCAGTTCAAGCTGCTGATCGTCGGCAACCACAAGCCCTCCATCCGCAACGTGGACGAGGCGATGAAGCGGCGCCTGCACATGGTGCCGTTCACCGTCACCATCCCGCCCGCCCGGCGCGACAAGCACCTGGCGGACAGGCTGCTCGCCGAACGCGACGGGATCCTCGCATGGGCGCTCGAAGGCTGCATCGAATGGCAGCGGACGGGGCTGCGCCCACCGCCCGCCGTGATGGCCGCGACCGAGGATTACTTCGAGGCAGAGGACGCCATCGGTCGCTGGATCGATGAACGCTGCTCGCTCGGATCGCACCTGAGCGCGGCCACCACCACGATGTTTGCGGACTGGAAGGCCTGGGCCGAGGCGAACGGCGAATTCGCCGGCTCGGTCAAGCGGTTCTCGGAAGCCCTGATCGTGCGCGGGTTCGAACGCCACAACACCCGTGCGGCCAAGGGATTTCGCGGCATCGCCCTCAATGACAGCAACTCTGACCTTTTCTCGGGAGAATAGGAAAATGCCAATGGATTCAGATGGTGTGACGGATGTGACGGATCATACTTATATGACCGTTACGCGCGCGCATCTGCGCGCCTGTGGAGCGGATAAGGAACCATCCGTCACATCCGTCACACCCGTCACCGCCGCCCCCGGTCTTCAAGGCGTTGATGGAGTGGGCCGCTGCATCCTCGCGCTCGACCTCGGCACATCGACCGGCTGGGCGATCCGCGGCCATGACGGCCTGATCACCAGCGGCACCGTCTCGCTCCGCCCCGGTCGCTTTGACGGAGGTGGTATGCGCTATCTGCGTTTTGCCAACTGGCTGACCGAGATCGATCGGCTGTCCGGTCCCACGGCCGCGATCTATTTCGAGGAGGTCCGTCGTCACCTCGGCACCGATGCGGCTCACCTCTACGGTGGCTTTCTCGCCACGGTGACATCCTGGTGCGAACGGAAGGGTGTCGCCTATCAGGGCGTGTCGGTCGGAACCATCAAACGTCACGTGACGGCCAAGGGCAATGCCGGCAAGGAGGCGGTGCTTGCCGCCATCCGTGCGCGTGGCTTCAGCCCCGCAGACGACAACGAGGCCGATGCCATTGCCATCCTGCTGTGGGCGATCGAGACGAACGGGGGGCTGGCATGATAGGCATGCGGTTCACTCCGAAGGGCTACGGCGGTCAGCGCCGGGATCCCGAGCAGGTCAAGCGTGAAGGCTGGCAGGAACAGGGCATCCTCGCGGTCTCCGCCGATGACGACCGTCTCACTTGGCCCGAGCGCGAACTGGTGCGTCAGCTGGGCGAGAAGCTCTATGGTCCGCGCCCCTCGGAAAGGGAGGCACGCCATGGCTGACCGCATCTGGACCGCCGACGACGTTGCCGATCATTTCGAGGAGGCGTTCCGCACCTTGCGTAAGCTACCGCCGGTGAAGGTGCAGGGGTATTTCAACACCTGGCCCGAGATCGTGCGGACGAGGCGCGAGATTGCGTTCATGGAACCCGAGCCGATGCGGGTGTGGCCCTCGGCCGCGGCGATCACTCGGCTCGAGCAGACGTTCGACTGGGTGCTCTGGATCGAGGAGGCGGAGCGCAAGCTGGTCTGGTCGCGTGCGGCCCGCGTGCCTTGGAAGGTGATCAGCCATGAGCATGGCTGCGATCGCACTACGGCGTGGCGACGCTGGCAGCTCGCCCTCACCAAGATTGCGGCGCGGCTCAGTGCGCAGTGACTCCAATGTGTTGCAACACTTTTCCATGCAACAAACGAGGGCAAATCAGCTATAGTTTTGACTATGCTCGGGAGAGTAGCGCGCCCGCGACGGAGACGATCCATCGCGGGCGTTGTCGTTTCCAGTACTACCGTCACCATCATCAGCATTATCGACGAGATCAGCATCATGCCCGTTCGTCCTCCGCTCCATCGCCCGGTTGGCCGGCGCGAAAAGCGGGAGCGCGATCGGGACTACGCTCGCAAGCGGGATCCGCTGGCCCGTGCGCTCTATCGCTCGAAGCGCTGGCGAACGGAACGCGCCGCGTTCCTGCACGAGCATCCGCTGTGTGTGGAATGCGCGCGTCACAATGTGATCCGCCCGGCAAGCGTCGTTGATCATATCGATCCGCATGGCGGTGACGAGACGGTGTTCTGGGACCGCAGCCGCTGGCAGGCACTGTGCGCGTCGTGCCACGGCCGGAAGACGGCAGCGAAGGATGGCGGCTTCGGCAATGCCCGGCGCTGCTGATAGGCCCCCCGGGGAGGTCAAATCTCTGGAGAGTTCGACCCCAGGACCGCGCGCCACCAAAAGCGCATCCGTGGCCAAAATGAAGCATGGGGGGGTGCGCGGCTAAGATGTTGATTTCACTGGATACCGAAAATGACAATCGCTGAAACTGCGCATATCGGTGTTGATGGCATTGAGCGTCAGCTGGCCGTCGAATATCGCAAGCTTGATGATCTGGTTCCCTATGCACGCAATGCTCGCACGCATTCGGAAGGGCAGGTGGCCGAGATTGCCGGATCGATCCGCACCTTCGGCTTTACCAACCCGGTGCTGATTGCCGAGGATGGCACGCTGATTGCTGGTCATGGCCGCGTGCTGGCGGCGCGCAAGCTTGGCATGGATACGGTGCCGACGATCGTGCTGACGGGTCTGTCCGAGACGCAGCGCCGGGCGCTGGTGCTTGCCGATAACCGCATTGCCATGAATGCCGGCTGGGACGAGGAGCTGCTGGCGCTCGAACTGTCCGACCTGCAGGAGGCCGGCTTTGACCTTGGCCTCACCGGCTTTGCCGATGACGAGCTGCAGAACCTGCTTTACGGCAGCCATGACGAACAGGACGGGCTGACCGAGGACAGCGCCATTCCGCAGGTGCCGGTCACGCCGGTGACGCGGCGCGGCGATCTGTGGCTACTGGGTGATCACCGGCTGCTGTGCGGTGATAGCACCTCGCCGGAAGATGTTGGTCGCCTGATGGCTGGCGAGCGGGCGGCGCTGTTTGCCACCGATCCGCCCTACCTGGTCGACTATGACGGAACCAACCATCCGACAAAGAAAACCGCCTCGGCGCGGGCGAAGAAAATCGCCAACAAGGACTGGGGCGACGATTATATCGAGCAGCCACACTGGGATGATTCTGCCCAAGGACCGCAGTTCTACGAGGCCTTCTGCAAGGTGGCGATCGAGCATGCCATTGCCGAGGATGTGGCATGGTATTGCTGGCACGCCTCGCGCCGCCAACGCATGCTGGAAACGGTCTGGGATCAGTTCGATGTGCTGCATCACCAGCAGATCATTTGGGCCAAATCGCGCCCGGTGCTGACGCG